TGGCTGGATTCTTTGAAATCAATGAAAACTAATTGGCAGAGTGTTGTTCACAACTCTGCTTTTAAGCAAATCTCAAATCTCATCAGTATGAGTGCTGCATTGGGTCTTTGCGACCTTTCTAACATGTCTTTTGATGTTAATGGTATTCGTATTTTTTCCATTCCCACTTACAAAAAACATGTTAATGCACCTGATTTTATTTCTGCTGTATTTGATACTTTTGTCTACTTCGTTGAAGGTGGATATAAGTGTTTTACTGAAGGCAGTTTAACACCATTTATTTATTCAGGTGATGAGGCCATGCAATTTGAGGAGGAATATTTTTCTATGCTTGATTTAGCACCATTTATGAAGGCAGGAAATCTTGAGACCAAGAAGGGAGTCACAGAGAATGATTTTGATTTTCGTCTTAACTCTTTAATTGAAAAAGCGGATACTCTTTACAGGGCTGCAGAAGGAACATGGGAAAAGCGTATTCTTTTCGATCGTGTTACACAATTGCGTCGTATTCGTTCTGATTTTATTGCTTTACGCGTCGATGGAAAACTTCGCAAATCACCATATTCAATTTATATTGAGGGACCTTCTGGTGTAGGTAAATCTTCTGTTTCTGCACTTTTAATGCGTATTGTTCTCCTTGCCAATGGTTTTAAGGCAGGAGATGAGCGTTTGACTACGCTGAATGAAGCTGATAAATATATGTCTACTTATCGCTCGCATATTAATGGGATTTTTGTTGACGATTTGGGTAATACCAAGTCCGAATTCATTGAGAAGTCACCTGTCGAACGTGTTATTGAAATTGTTAACAATGTTCCTTCGTATGCTAATGTAGCTGAAGCTGACCTTAAGGGTAAGGTTTCTATTGAACCGCAGTGCCTCGTTGGTACGTCCAATTTGGCACTTTCAGTTCTTGCGGATCAATATTCGAATGAACCTTATTCTATTGTGCGGCGTTTTCCTACACAACTTTATGTTACTGTTAAGAAGGAGTATGCTTTAGCAGATGGTAGATTGGATTCTAAAATTATTCGTGAGAAGTTCCCAGAGGGTGTTCCAACTATTTCTGATTTTTGGGATTTCGAACTTTTTGTTCCTAGTGATGATAAAAGAAATCAATTTCGACGTTCTCTTGGTATTTTTGATATTTATCAAATTATCGATTATATCCAGAAAGATTCGAAAGTTCATTTTGATAACCAAATTGATGTTGTTAATTTTGCAACTAATTTAGATCAAAAATTAGAACAAGTGAGCTGGACTAAACCACTTAATAATCAAGCGTTCTTTGAACCACCCATGAAAGTTTCTCAATTGGTTGAGCAAATTTCCCATTTTGATTCGAAGTGGTTTAATTGGATGAATTACGTTCCAGAATATATGTTTAATAACAAATACGTTGATCGTTTACTGACGCTTATTCATCTTAGGGAAATTTTTGATGATACAACCGACGCGCGTCGAG